AATAGAAAAATATAGAGATCCAGAAACAGGGAAAACTAAAATTCGGATGGTTCCTGTCGATAGAGAAATAATTAAAAATGAAGAAGTCGAGCAGGTTGATGAAGCTGCTAAGAAGATAGCATGTATAAAATGTGACGAAGTTAGTACCGAAAGGGCATGGAAGAAAAAGGGCGGAACCTGTCCTAAGTGTAAGAAATCGACACAAGGTGTAGCAGAAGAAGTCGATCAGATTGAAGAGCGTAACAAAGAAAATGCTAGAATGCGTAAAATGATGGATGCTTCTCGTGGCGCTCGTTTTAAAGCCCAGAATCCAAACATGGTTCCTGGTCGCGAAAAAGGACATAAGACAGGGCAGCAACATAATAAGGCAATTGGTCGTGCTCTTAGAAATACAAAGGAAGAAGTCGAGCAGGTTGATGAGTTAAAGAAATCTACTCTTGCTTCTTATATTGGAAAGGCAGCTGGCAATGTTGCGGTTACAAGCAGACTCGGAGCAGAGTTTAGACGTGATGGTGAGAAAGTGAGAAACAAGGAGAGGTCTAAGACCTTGCACAACATTGGACGTGATTTTTTGAGACAGGCAGATAAACGTAGAATTGGTATAAAAAAAGCAGCAAATAAACTTGCTAAAGAAGAAGTCGAGCAAACAAGTATGTCTTCTGTTATAGAAAAATATGGTATGAAAAAGATGAAAAAGGAAGGAATAGCACCAGAAGCATATGCTGATAATTCTTTTGGTGTTGGAATTCCTATGGAATATGATGAAAATAACAATCTGGTAGAAAAAGATAAAAAATCTAAAATGTGGCAAATTAAAAAGGGTTACTAATGTTATCTTTTAAACAACATGCTGAAGCAACTTATAAAGGCAAAAAAGTCACCTTGAATAAACCAATGGCGGGTGATGTCAAAAAGTCAAAGGTGTTTGTTGATCCAGACGGAGACGGTAAGGCACAGAAAGTTAATTTCGGCGATAAAAATATGACGATTAAAAAGCATATTCCCGCACGTAGAAAATCTTTTAGGGCAAGGCATAATTGCGATAACCCAGGTCCAAAAACTAAAGCAAGATATTGGTCTTGCAAAGCTTGGTAGATAGGAGTTGTAAATGAAAACTTTTAAGGAATTGTCAGAAAAAATAAATCTCAAAAAAGCCGAAATGGGAGATGTTATAAAAGATTTTCAGGTTTCTGATGCTCCGCAATTTAAGGGTAAGTCTAAAGAGAAAAAGAGGCAGATGGCAATCGCTGCTAAACTGTCTGCTGAACGTAATGAGGCATATGGTAGAGATGCTCTTCAGAAAAATTACGAAAGAGAAACTAAAAAAACAACTGGTGAAACCGTAAAACAGCGTCAAGATTGGTATAGAAAAAACGCAGAAGCTGCTAGAAAACGCATGCAAAAAGAAGAAGTCGAGCACGTAGATGAGGGTGCAACAAAACATACCAACAAGTGGAAGAAGAGAAACCACCAAGTAACACGGTCTGCTACTAAAGTAAAACCAATGGGTAGTATTGAACTCACTCGCGCAGCGGCTGTTAGGATGACTCGTGATGCAATGAAGAAAGAAGAAGTCGAACTTGATGAAGCAGTCAAGGGTACGCCAATGAAGGATAGCGAAATTAGAGCACACCTTCAAAGATATGGTTACAGTAAACGCAATCTCTCACACCTTGCTAATCGTCTGACTGCAATTCATAAAGTTAAACATACAGCACACGGTGATAAAATTTATAAGGAAGAAGTCGAGCAGGTTGATGAGCGCAATAAAACTAACGCCATAAAGCGCAAGATGATGGATGCTTCTCGTGGTGCTAAGTTTAAGGTAAATAATCCAGTTCCTGGCGCTGGTCCAGAACACAAGACTTCCCAAGCGCATAATAAAGCTATCGGTCGTGCACTAAGAAAAGAGAAAGTCGAGCAGCAAGAAGCATATAAAGTGCCGAGCAACTATGCTGCGATGATGATGAAGAAGCGTAAGAAAGCAAACGATAAAGCACAAAAATCACTAAAAGATCCAAGTCATAATCCTCCTTGGGCAAATTCTAAAGATGTGCGTGCAAGACACGAGTCTGTTAACGGAACGATTGATGAAGCAAAATCACAAGTTCAGACAAATAAGGAGCGCGAGATTTCGGCGCAAATGTTTCCCAATGCTAACTATCTAAATTCCAGCCAAAGAAAAAAGGTGAAAGATGCAGCAAAGGCAGCGTTGAAAAAAGAAAGAGAAGCGAAAAAAGCAGCTGATGCTTTTCCTAAAAAAGAAGTCAGCAAAACTTCTAAAGGAAAAACACGAACTGGTCGGGCAGATCCTGCTGATAAGAACATTATTATGCAGTTGCGTAAAGCACAAGACCTCCATACTGAACTTGGTTTGAAAAATCATGATATTAGAGTTTCTCCTACAAGAACTGTTAACGTGCATAGTAGTGTAATAAACAAAGTTTTGTCTGCTCATGATAAGTTCACAAAACCGGATGATAAAAGAAAATTTAGAATTGGTTTAATTCGTCAGTTGAGAAAAAGATAATGATGACGATACTTGGTTCATTGCTCGGTTTTTTGGGTTCTGCTGCTCCTGGAATATTTGAAATATTCAGCAGGAAAGAGCAGAACAAAAAAGACATTGAGATAATGAAACTACAAGCACAATTAATGCGCGAACATGCGGAAATTGATTTAACTAGATTTAAAATTCGTGCTTTGGATGATGAACACGCACGTTTAATAGAACATGATATTGCAATGCAGATGGACCATGGTCCATTATCTTGGTTAAGAAAGTCAGTTAGACCTGTTATAACATATTTGTTTTTTGGTTTATTCGCTGCGGTTAAGATTACTACATTATTACACGGAATGGAAAACGGACAAGATTTTTACACTGCTCTTCGATTAACTTGGGATGATCAAACCCAAGCAATTTTCGCAGCAATCATATCCTTTTGGTTTGGTTCAAGGGCATTAGAAAAAAACTTTTCGAGAAGGTCATAGGAGACAGTAGTTATGCCCGATACCGAATACAGAACTATATCTGATAGGTTTGATAAGATCGAGGAAAAACTCGAGACTTTGTCAGAAGCAATGATTGCTCTGGCAAGGGCAGAAGAAAAACTAGTTAATATTGAAAGAAATTACATCTCTCAATATGAAAGAATGAACAGATTTTCAGAAAAGATAGATAAAATAGAAGAAAAACTTACTGATTTAAGCAATTCTGTAAACTTTATGAGTAAATTTTTCTGGGTCGCTTGTACAGTTGGACTTGGCGCATTAATAACTCAGTATCTTTCTTGATATAAATAGATAAAATTCCCAAATTTGGAGACTAAAATGAACAAAGAAATTATAAAAAATGTTTTTACTGCTTGGATGGAGGTTCAAGAGAAAAAACTTTCAGACAAGCAAAAGAAACATATGGACACGGATAAAGACGGCGACATCGATGGTACTGATCTTGCCAATCTTCGTGCGAAAAAAGAATCTCACGGGGAAACTTGTTCAGAGTGCGGTTGCGACCCCAAGAACCCGAAAAAAGGTTGTGATTGCGATCATGAAAATAATATGGAATCTTACGATGGTCCAGATCTTTCAGTTTTCTCAGAAGAAGAAATCTCCAAGTTAATTAAGGATGGCGTTTTTACTGTTGATGAAGCAAAAGATAAGCACACTGCTGGCGCGACAAAACCCGAAGGTTTGCTCGATAAAGAATCAGGTAAGTCGAAAGAATTTGTTGCAAAACATAAAGTAAATGATGACTGGAAAGATTATGAAGAGAAGGGTCATGAAGACGCTTCTAAAGCAGGGAGAGCAACAAAGCAATCTTCCGGTAGAAGAGGTGATAATTTGAATAATGGTGATTCTAAGACACCTAAAAAGGCATAATAGGGAGAAATTGTTATGGATCCGTTACAAATAATTGTATTAACTGTTGCAGTTTTGTTTTGTAGTCTAATCGTTGGATTTGGTTTTGCTGTTTCTAACAGAGAGGTTGGTGAAATCGTTAAAGATATTTCTGAAGCTTCAGAAGATCTTCAAGAATCAATGGATGATCTTCAATCTAAACTTAATCTTATGACTAAATCTCAAATTGAAGATTATGGAAGATCTTTGGGAGTTGAATTAGACAAGAGAAAAACAAAGGTGAATATGATTAAGGATCTATTAAAACAAAAGGAAAAATAAACCATAATATGCAACTTTTTAATGAATTGAATGAAAATAATTTTCTTTTATATGCTGCCAAAAATTATTATAATCCTAGATGTATAGATGCAGAAGAATTTTATGATGACTTGAATCGTTTTAAGTACACGAAACGATTGATAAGCAAATATAATCAGACTGGGGAATTGTCTGAAAGACTTATTTTAAATCATCTGATAGTTATATTTAATGTTTTTGGTTATCCTCAAGGCATCAAAATGCTAGAATATAAAATTGGCATGAATAATTGGCATATTATTAAACCTTTTTTGGTTTTTTTGAAGGCAATAAGAAATGATCAGTATACTGAAGTTTCTATGGAACAAAAAGTGGTAGATTCCTTGAGGAAAATAAAATGGGATTATTAAGTAGATCTGCTGATTTCGTCTACACTTTAAGGTTTTTACGACTTTTAACAACCTCTTTTGAAGATACAACAGCATATAAATTGGGAATAATAGACAAAGATGGTAAAAGAATAAAATCTAAGACAGTTACCTCTGATGAAGAAAAGTCTGCGTATAATTATTTTCATAGATTAGTTTTCAGTCTCAAAAGACTACTTGGTAAAGTTCCTGGCGGTAAAACATCACTTGCTTCTTATGCTGCTGCTCTGTATTTGGTAAAAGAGAAACTAAATCTAGAAGATTCCAGTATTGAAAAAATTATAAAAGAAAGTAACATAGAAGTTCTCGATTTTTTACAAGAGAGATCAGAGTGGTTTCTTTTAGATGATAAAATGCTATCGCCAGGAATTTATAAAGTAAACGAAAACAAAATGATAAATTCAACTTGTTATGAAATTGTAAATAAGAACGATAAGATTCGAGTATTGGCAGATTCTTATCCGGTTGGTGAAATATTCGGCGTTGATGTTTATAAAGCAATTCATGTAAATAGTAATCAAGAAATATATGTAACCGTAGGAGAATTGATTAAATGAAAACATTTAATCAATATATTGAAGAAAATTTTAATACGAAAACCAATTTTAATACAAAAACCACTGGAAGAGTTAGGATTGATAATCTTATTCATAATGCAGATAAGATGAGATCTGATGTTAAAATGCAAAATGTAACTCCAGAAAAAGCTCAAAATATGATGGCTAAAGCACAAAATACTACTGCAAAACGAGCTGTTGAAAGACGAGAAAAGATGCCTGGGTTTAGACAGAAAGTCGATTCATTAAAAAAATTAATGAAGAAAGGTGTAAAATTAGATACACCTTATGTAGAAATAACAGCATCTGGTTCAACACAAGATGGATTTCATCGTACTATTGCAGCACAAGAATTAGGAATAAAGAAAATTCCTTTTTTTGTTATTAAACATAGAGGTGGGAAATGAAAACATTTAAACAATTTACAGAGGAGGCAATGACTGCTGGTGATGCAGGAATTCCGCAAGACACTAAAAATATGGGGAGAAAAAAACGCAGACCTTCAATTCTGACCAGACACTATATAGAAGTGAACGGTAAGATTAAGAAACGAGCAAAAATGCCGACTTATTAAATGCTTGATAATTCACTATAAAAAAATATAATATATAAAATAACAAGAAACACTCCTTGTTTTTTATTCGCTGAGAATTGATTACTATGGCTAAACAGAATTATATGGGGTTGCAAATTGACCTGTCTCGTGACGAACTATTTGATAATTTGGGTATCCAAAGACTAAAAGAAAGTTATATGCGTGAAGATGAAGAATCTCCGCAAGAGAGATTTGCTTTTGTAAGTAAATCTTTTGCTTCTAATGATGAGCATGCGCAAAGATTATACGAATATAGCAGCAAGCATTGGTTATCATATTCCACTCCAATTTTATCTTACGGACGTTCCAAAAAAGGAATGCCGATATCTTGTTTTTTAAACTACATTGAAGATACAGCAGAAGGTTTGGTTCACAATCTAAGCGAAACAAATTGGTTGTCTATGCTTGGCGGTGGCGTTGGCATTGGTTTCGGTATACGTGCTAGTGACGACAAATCAACTGGTGTTATGCCTCATCTAAAAACCTATGACTCTTCCTCTCTAGCATATCGACAAGGTAAAACTAGAAGAGGATCATATGCTGCTTATCTGGATATTTCTCATCCTGATATAATTATGTTCTTGGAAATGAGAAAACCAACTGGAGATCAAAATATCCGTTGCCTTAATTTGCATCATGGGATTAATATTTCAGATCGTTTTATGGAATTAATTGAACGATGTATGGTAGACCCTGATGCGGATGACGGTTGGAATCTTTGCGATCCTCATTCTGGTGAAGTTAGAGAAACTGTTTCTGCTAGACTATTATGGCAGAGAATCATAGAACTTAGAATGGAAACAGGCGAACCTTATATACACTTTATAGACACAAGCAATAATCATCTACCTCAGTGGCAGAAAGACTTGGGATTAAAAATCCACCAGTCTAATCTCTGTTCAGAAATTATTTTACCCACCGACAAGGACAGAACAGCAGTTTGTTGTCTTTCCTCCGTCAACTTAGAGTATTATGACTCTTGGAGTAAAAATACTCATTTCTTGAAAGATATCGCAGAAATGCTCGATAATGTTTTGCAACATTTTATTGATAATGCTCCTAACACTGTCGGTCGTGCGAAGTATTCTGCTATGCGCGAAAGGAGCATTGGAGTTGGTGCTTTAGGTTTTCATGCATATTTACAAAAGAATATGTTGTCATGGGAATCTATGTTTGCCTCTAGTGCTAATTATAGAATGTTTAAACATATTAGGAGTAAATTGGATGAAGCAAATTTGGAATTGGGTTCAGAACGTGGTGAAGCCGTTGATGCAAGAGGCACAGGAAGAAGATTTAGTCACGTTATGGCTATCGCTCCCAACGCTTCTAGCAGTATTATTATGGGAAACACTTCGCCGAGCATTGAACCATTTAGGGCTAATGCTTATAGGCAAGACACATTATCTGGATCTTATCTTAACAAAAATAAGTATTTGGTGGAAGTTATTAAGAATAAAATATCGGATAAAAAAACTAGAATGGGAGAAGAAGAGATCTGGTCGTCAATAATGTCTAATGATGGATCGGTTCAGCATCTTACATTTTTATCTGAAGATGAAAAGAATATATTTAAGACCGCGATGGAAATAGATCAAAGATGGTTAATCGAACACGCAAGTAAAAGACAAGAGTTTATTGATCAATCGCAGTCGCTGAATTTGTTTTTTAGACCAACAGTGAATATTAAATATTTGCACGCAATTCATTATCTTGCTTGGAAATCTGGTCTAAAAACTTTATATTATTGTAGATCTGAGAAATTAGGAAAAGCAGATAAAGTCTCGCGAAAAGTAGAGAGAGAAATCATAAAAGAACTTGATATGACAGCACTCGTTGAGAACGATGAGTGCATAGCCTGCGAGGGATAGTTTAATTGAAAACTATCTCGAAAATAATTCCTCCAAATACTAACACATTTAATAAAATATTTGTGGAAAAAATAATTGACGATGATGATGTCGAACAACTCATAAAACTCTATCGTAATTTGCAATCTCAAAATGCTCATCAGGATTACAATTTATTTGATCTTAAAAAGGCAAATGTACCATCAGAGTTTCGTAAAATTTCTCCGATAGATAAATTATATAAATTTAGCGAGAAAAAATATATCACTGCTTGTTATTTCCTAGAATACAATAAAGATTCTTTCACTAGGACGCATAGTGACAATGGCAGTAATATCACCATTGTCACTATACTAGATACTAAAGATCTTGTTGGAGGAGAGTCATTAATTTTATCGCCTTATAATAAGAAACCGAGACCAAAAACAAGTTATGCGAATAGAACAGAAAAAGAATCTAAAACTCCCCCATATGGTAAAAACATAATACCTAAGATAGTAAAATGTAAAGATGGTGAAAGTTTAATTTATGGAAAAGAATTGAATCATGGAGTATGTCAAGTTGAAAGTGGATCTAGATTGGTTTTTATAACATGGTTTGATGATGAAAAAAGAAAATGAGGAAAATGACACCTGAACTGAGAAGTAAACTAGCTGAGTGTGCGAAAGGAAATACTAATGTCAGGGAGAAAATATGGGTTGTCAATGA